ATAATGAACCGATATATATAAGCGGAGGATTATTTGATATATAATAACATAAGGGGTGTTTTTATAACACCCCAAATGTTGAATTAAATTTAATATAATGAGTAAAAAAGCAATAACCAAAAAAGAGTTAGACAATATATTAACTCTGCAAAACAAAATAGCGCAACTATTACACAAAATAGGAGTTGCAGAAACAGAAAAACACGCGTTACTTCATGAATTAGCGGGTGTAAATCAAGATCAAGGGAAATTAAAAAATGATTTAGAAGATAAATACGGTGCTATAGATATTAATCTAGAGGATGGTACTTATACTGAACATAAACCTAACAAAGATGAGTAATGTAATACGTAAAATTAGTATTGGATCAGATTATAAAAATGATGCAATGCATTACTCCGTTGGACAAGAGGTTTATGGAGGTCATATAATTTCTCATATTTTATTTGAGCCTACTGATAACTCTTATAATATACATATTAAAAAAAGAGACGAAATATTACCATGGAAAAAATTTAATTCACAAATGGCGATAGCAGTAGAATACGATCTTGAATATTAATGAAAAGTTTATACGATTTTATTGTACAACCAATAGGTGAAACATATAACAATAAAACAAAAGTAGATGGAAAAGACTTGATTTTAAATAATAAAATTGAGTCTTGGAAATTTGTAAATAGAAATGCTAAAGTTATTTCAACACCAGCTGCATATAAAACAAACATAAAAGTAGGTGATACTATTGTAGTTCATCAAAATATTTTTAGAAAATTTTATAACATGCAGGGTGAAAAAAAGAATAGTAGAAGTTATTTTAAAGATAATTTATATTTTGTATCGTTAGATCAAATATATTTATATAAAAATAATAAAAAATGGCATACTTTTGGCAATAGATGTTTTGTAAAACCTATAGAAAATAACGATGTTCTAAAGCATGAAAAAATAGTTCCTAACGTTGGTATACTAAAATATACTAATAACTCATTAGAAGCACGTAATATTGCTTTAAATGATGTAATAGGGTTTAAACCTGGAGCTAATTGGGAGTTTGTTGTTGACAATGAACTGCTTTATTGCATGAAATCTAATGATATTGTAATTAAATATGGAAGTAAAAAAAATCAAAAGGAATATAATCCAAGCTGGGCGAATAGCTGTTGATGAGTTAATAAAAGTTGCTAAAGAACCTATAATTGACTTTGGCCCAGACATCTCTGCAGATAGATTAAAAAACGCCGCTGCTACTAAAAAATTAGCTATATTTGACGCGTTTGAAATACTTTCTAAAATAAATGAAGAAGAAAATATTATAGAAGGTAAAGTGGAACAAGAAACTAAAAAACCAAAAGAGTTTAAAGGTTTCGCAGAAGGAAGATCGAAATAATGTATAAGCAAGAATTATACAAGGTATTAAAAAACCATATAAAACCTAAAGTACTTAAACAGCAAAATAGATATAAAAAGTGGAAGTACGGTTATAACAAAGAGCATGATATAATTGTTATAAGTAAAACAGGTGAAATAGGTGAAATATACGAGATACAAAACTTAAAAATAGCTTTACCGTTAGAAAAAAATACTCATAAATTTTCAGAAGATAAATGGGAATACACACCGCTGCCTAAAGAATTAAAGCGAATAAAAACTATATTTGATTGGGAAGAGTATCCTCTAGATTTTAAAGAAACATGGTATGATTATATAGATGAAGAATTTAATCGTAGAGAAAAAGGTTTTTGGTTTTATAACAAGGGTAAGTCAACGTATTTAACCGGCGGTCATTACATGTATCTACAATGGAGCAAAATTGATGTAGGTAAACCTGATTTTAGAGAAGCCAACAGATTATTTTTTATATTTTGGGAAGCATGTAAAGCAGATCCTAGATCTTATGGCATGTGTTATTTAAAAAATAGACGTTCTGGTTTTTCATTTATGGCATCAGGTGAAACTGTTAATTTAGCTACATTAAACTCTGATTCAAGATACGGTATATTATCTAAATCAGGACCAGATGCTAAAACTATGTTTACAGACAAGGTTGTG